CAAATAAATTTTATTACACGGATAAATTTAAATCGTGGACAAATTCTTTAAAAGATGTCTTCGATGATACAAGTAAAGATGAACCTAGGATTATTATTCCTCTGTTCTATCAAAATACTCTTGTTGGATTTCAAGGAAGATCACTTGGTTCGAGTAAGATTAAATACATCACTGTAATGCTTAATGATGACGCACCAAAAATATACGGTCTCGATGAGATTGAAAAAGACAAAACTGTCTACATCACAGAAGGCCCATTCGATTCCACTTTCATTTCAAACTCAATTGCTCTTTGTGGGGCTGACGGTGATGTTAGTAAGTGGGGCATTCGCAATTGTGTTTGGATTTATGACAACGAACCACGTAATGCAGAAATCCACAGCAGAATCTCCCGTATCATTGATAGAGGTGAAAAAGTTGTGATTTGGCCATCTTTCATAAAAGAAAAGGATGTAAACGACATGATTTTATCTGGACTTGATGTTCAATCTGTGATAGAATCAAATACTTACTCTGGATTAGAAGCAAAACTTAAATTTACTACCTGGAAAAAAATATGAGCAACGGAACAAAAGTACAAAAGCGTGATGGTCGAATTGAATCTCTTGACCTTGATAAGATGCACCTGATGGTTGAAGAAGCGTGTAAAGGTCTTGCAGGGGTCTCTGCGAGTCAAGTTGAGATGAAGTCTGGTATTCAGTTTTATGATGGAATTACCACTGGAGAGATTCAAGAAATCTTGATTAAGTCTGCATCTGATTTGATTTCTCTAGATGCTCCAAACTATCAATATGTTGCGGCTAGACTTCTTCTGTTTTCTATTCGAAAGAAAATTTATGGTGGTAGGGTGGATATTCCACACCTAGAAGATCATATTAACTCTTGTGTCTCAAATCATGTGTATGATCATGAGATTTACAATTTTTATTCAAAGGAAGAAATTGATAAGGCAAATTCTTTTATTGATCATGATCGAGATTTTCTGTTTACTTATGCTGGTTTGAGGCAAGTAGTTGACAAATATCTTGTACAGGATCGTAGTAGCGGGAAGTTATATGAAACTCCACAATTTATGTACATGATGATCGCACTAACTGGATTCTCTAAGTATCCTAAAGAAACCAGAATGTCTTATGTTAAGAAGTATTATGATGCGATTTCTAAACATAAAATTAATATTCCAACACCAATTATGGCTGGGGTGAGAACACCATTGAGGCAATATAGCAGTTGTGTTCTTGTTGATTCTGGCGACAGTCTTGATAGTATTTTTAGTAGTGATATGGCAATTGGTCGTTATGTCGCTCAGAGAGCTGGAATTGGTATTAATGCAGGAAGAATCAGAGGTATTAACTCAAAAATTCGTGGCGGAGAAGTAACACACACTGGGGTTATTCCGTTTCTTAAGAAATTTGAATCTACGGTGAAATGTTGTACGCAAAATGGAATTCGTGGTGGATCAGCCACCACTTTCTTCCCAGTCTGGCACAAGGAAATTGAAGACATTATTGTTCTTAAAAACAATAAAGGAACCGAAGACAATAGAGTTCGCAATCTTGATTATGCAATTCAATTTAGTAAGATTTTTTATGAACGTTTCATCAAAAATCAAAACATAACTCTATTTTCTCCTCATGATGTCCCAGGTCTTTATGATGTTTTTGGGATGGATGGTTTTGATGAACTTTATGTTCAGTACGAAAATGATCCAGAAATTCCCAAAAAAACAGTAAAGGCACAAGATTTGATTTTGGATATTCTGAAGGAAAGGGCAGAAACTGGTAGAATTTATATCATGAATATTGATCATTCAAATAGTCATAGTCCATTTTTGGATCAGGTTGTGATGTCAAACCTCTGTATGGAAATTTTGTTACGAACTGAACCAATTAATCACATTGATGATGATTTTGGCAAAATTGCATTATGTATTCTATCATGTATTAATGTTGGGATCGTGAAATCCGACAAAGAACTAGAAGAATTGTGTGATATTTCCGTGAGGTTCCTGGATGAGTTGATTGATCATCAACAATACCCAGTCAAGGCTGCTGAGATTACAACTAGAGGTAGTAGGTCATTGGGGATTGGTGTTATTGGTCTGGCTCATTATCTTGCTAAATTGGGTCTTAAGTATGATGATCCAAAAGCATGGAGTGCAGTGCATGGACTATCGGAAAGTCTCCAATACTATCTTCTAAAAGCGTCTAATCAATTAGCAAAAGAAAAGGGAGCATGTGACCACTTTTCTACAACAAAATACTCTCGCGGTATTCTTCCTATTGATACTTACAAAAAACAAATTGATGAAATTTGCAATGACGAATACCAGCATGATTGGGAAGAACTTAGAAGTGATATTGTGAATTACGGTCTTCGTCATACAACTCTCACGGCACAGCCACCAACAGAATCATCATCTGTTGTTTGTAATGCAACGAATGGCATCGAACCCCCAAGAGATTATCTGTCAATTAAACAATCTAAAAAAGGGACATTAAAGCAAATTGTCCCGCAGTATAATAAACTAAAAAATTATTATACTCTTCTTTGGGAAATGGAATCTAATGAAGGTTATATTAACATTGTCGCTATGATGCAGAAATTTTTCGATCAAGCTATTAGTGCAAATTGGAGTTATAATCCGGAAAAATATCCAAATAAAGAAGTTCCCATTAGTGTTATTGTCAATGACTTTTTATCATGTTATAGTAAAGGTCACAAAACAGCATATTATCACAACACTTATGATGGAAAAACTGACGACGTTTCTGCAGAAAAGGTAAATAATTTAGATGAACTTATTTCAGATTTGTTACAATCTCCACAAGAAGATTGTGATGCGTGTAATGTATAAAGTAAAAAAAGGAATCTCACCCAAATGACAGAAGTAGAAGGAATGACTGTATTCAACACAAACAAAGTCAATACCCAAAAGCAACCAATGTTTTTTGGTTCTCCGCTTGGAGTACAAAGATATGATGAGTATAAGTATCCTATCTTTGAGAAGTTGACTCAGCAGCAGCTTAGTTTTTTCTGGAGACCAGAAGAGATCAATTTGCAAAAGGATAGGGCAGATTATCAAACACTTAGACCAGAACAAAAGCATATATTTACTTCAAATCTAAAGTATCAAATTATGCTTGATAGTGTCCAGGGGAGGGGGCCTGGAATGGCACTAATTCCGTATTGCTCTCTTCCAGAACTTGAAGCATGTATGACCGTTTGGGAATTTATGGAAATGATTCATAGTCGTTCATATACTTACATTATTAAGAATGTTTATTCAAACCCAAGTGAAATCTTTGATACTATTATCGCGGATGAAAAAATTCTGGAAAGAGCTTCTAGCGTAACAACTTCTTATGATGATTTTATAAGATCCTCTCAGGAATATAGTTCTTCTAATTTGTGGAGATTCAATAATGAAGGTGTTGATTTGGGTAAAACTGAAATTTATGAATTGAAACGAAAGTTATATCGTACAGTTATGACTGTTAATATTTTAGAAGGAATTAGATTTTTTGTTTCTTTTGCATGTTCTTTTGCCTTTGGTGAACTAAAATTGATGGAAGGTTCCGCAAAAATTGTATCACTTATTGGACGCGATGAAGCGGTACATCTCAATCTTACTCAAAACATTTTGTCAAAATGGAAGTTGGGAGATGATCCAGATATGGTCAAAATCGCAAAGGAAGAAGAGGGGTGGACTTATGCTGCATTTGACAATGCCGTTAATGAAGAAAAACGATGGGCACAATATCTATTCAAAGACGGTTCTATGATTGGACTTAATGATAAACTCCTGTATAATTATGTTGAATGGATTGCAAATCGCAGAATGAAGGCTATTGGGTTGAAACCAGTTTACGATATTCCTGCAAATAATAATCCTTTACCCTGGACTGAAAATTGGCTATCAAGTAAAGGTGTGCAAGTCGCTCCACAAGAAGTGCAAATAACTTCGTATCTTGTCGGTGCTCTTAATCAAGATATGAAAGAAAATCAATTTGCAGACTTTAAACTGTAATCACTGGGGAGACAAATTCTCCCTTTTTTATTATTCAGATTTAATTACAATTCCGTAAATATTATCTTTTTCTGAACTAAAGAATTTCCCTTCTATATTTGTGTTGTAATAATCCTCTCTCAAAATTACATCTCTTTTAAATTGTTCCATAGTCTCATAAAAACTCATGGATTTTTTATGAGGACACAAATATAGTATTTCTCTGGTAAACTTATCTTTTCCTAGTACTTTAACATCTTCAATCAATTCATCGCATGAACCCATATAATCCATCCAATCACTTGCTTTCTTTTTTCTCCTACCAGTTTTCCTATCTTTTCTTCTAGTCCAAAAAGATTTTTTACCAATATATTTTTTATCATTGGTTAAATTTGTAATAAGATATACAAATCCTTCCATATCTTTTGGGGTTTCTGTAAAATCTTTATCGTTATATTTCCAAGTCATCAATCACACTTCTAAGCAATAATATGTATATCAAATTTTTAAAATGGATTAAAAATTCCCTAGAGCACTTGACTGAAGAACCAAGTGTCCCTACAGTGGTAGAACCTGCTTCTGAAAAGACTACTATGGTAATGACAACCGAAGATATTGTCGCGCATTTACGTGGGTGGTCTATGGACCGTGCTGCTGACTTGAATGTAAATATAGATGATGCAAGGTCTATTCTTGCAGAGTTTTATGAGTGGATTGAACCTGCTAGTGATGAACTTGAAATTGTATCCCTAGAACCAGAAGATTGACAACTTCTAAATATTCACTTATAATGGAAAATCCCTGTTATGAGCAGGGTTTCTTATTATGAGATTTTGATTTTGATTTAGAGCCGTGGGCACTGCCCCTGAGAAGGGGAACTTCTCCTTTGCCTATACGGATGTAGAGTTCAACTAATTTTAATGCTTTTTAAAACACTTTCAATTCTTGCCGTTGCTACTGCTGGACTAGCACCCCTGCAAGCAAAGGCAGCGAGCGGATGTTCCCTCGCATCACATTATGGAGTTGGCGATGGATATCACGGGCAAATCACCGCTAATGGTGAAAGATACAATGCTTACGGAAAATCAGTAGCACATCGTTGGCTTCCCTTTGGAACTAGATTGCATGTAACCAATCAATCAAATGGTAAGTCTGTAATTGTGCGTGTAAATGATCGCGGTCCTTATATCGCGGGTAGAGACCTTGACTTGTCCTATGGTGCATTCTCTACTATTGCTTCACCAAGTCAAGGTGTTGCAAGGATTTGTTACTCGCGTGTATGATGATCTGAAAAACTGAATAATAAATGAGGAGGGAGAACCCTCCTTTTTTTTATAAATATTTAAAAAGTATTAATAGGATGATTACTTTTAATGAGTTTATAGAAAGAGTAGAACTTTCGGAGTCTTCTGGTGGAGAAAGAGGAAGAAGAAGAGTATCTCCTCGGGGTCCAAGTTCAGATAGATTTGAAAGAACTAGGCAAAGAAATGTTTCTTCTAGTAATGCAGCATTAAAGAAGGCTGGATTTAAGAGATCTACTAAGTATATGACAGGAGCAAAAGGAAGACCTATTAAATGGACCGAAACATCAACTTCTTCTCATCACGATACAGAAACTGGAACCCATGCAAATCAATCCGATTATGCTTCTAGGAGTGTGCCCAAAAATGGAGCAACACCAACCAGCACAAGAGTATCTAAATTAAAAAGGATTAGAACTCAACTTGGTGGAGACCGAACATCAAGACCAGTTCATGATGTTGCTGTTAATAAAAAACGCACATATAACGATACTCCTTCCGGCACTATGACTAGAGGAAGAAGTTTCAAAAAAGAAGTAACTAAAGGTGTTCCTGATAATCTCAAAAAAGCAGGAGCAAAGACGGGTGATATTGTATCTTCAACACCTACTAGCGGTTCCCGTTCCAGAATGTATGGAAGGACGCATAATACCAGAACAGATAGTAGAACAGGAAAGACCATTAATAGATTTAGAGAAGCATTTGATATTTTAGAAGTCAATCGCCCAGAAAGTGGCAGTGATGTAGAAAAAGCAAGATGGGATAGAGCAAAAGCAAGACAGGATGCTTTAGAGGATCCGGCATCTATGTTCGTTGGAACTACTGGTAGAGATAAAGGAGGTAATCGAAAATATGGTCTTAAAAGTTCAGAACGTAAAAAAGAACAGGGTAAAAGAAGATCTGCAAATTTGAGGCCACTTTCTCATGACGAGTTAAAAGATCACGCAAAAAGAAATTTATATCCCACCCCACAAAAAACAGCAAATAAAGCATTGAAGATTGAAAGAGAAAGAAAAAGATCCCAGCGAGATGATGCTACAACCAAAACACAACAAACAGGACAACAACATGATGTAGATCATATTCAAGGACAACCAAATAGAAGAAGTGAAGGTCTTAGATCAAGATTTCAAAAAATTCATCCAGGAGATGCTTCGGATAATAGGCAAGTAATGCATGGTGATGACAACAGAACAAAAAATTCAAAAAATACTCAACGTTCAACTACAAGAGCAGGAGCTATTAGAGCAGCACTTCAAAGAGCAATAAACAACTGAATAATAAATAGAGAGGAGTGGTTGCTACTCCTCTTTTTTTATGTTCAATTTTAACTTCGGTAAGAAGAGACCAGATAAGAAAAAAATAGTCCTTATAAGCGCGATACTAGCGGGAATCGTAGCAACCCTCTCCCAATGCACTGGAGTGCCTCAGGAGCGCCTCTGGGACCTTCTAGATGAGGTTCAGAGGACTCTGTTCCCTCAGACCATTATCAACGATGTCCTGCTCCAAGACCCTGGTGTGGTGGAGCGGAGAGTTGAGAGAGATGTGGATAAAGCAATCCTTGAGTATGAGAACTTGACAAGAGACTCAGAACCACCTAGGATACCTTTGCCCAGGTTGATAGAGAAAGACTTAGATAAAGCTTTATGTCACTCTAAAGACTGTCAAAGCCTTGGTGGAGAAATGAGACTCTGTGCTCCTTGGAAAGAAGATTGTAACTAAAATAACATTATAAATAAATTTTTAATTATTGGAGATTATTATGTCCGTATCAGAAGAACTACTTAATGCAGTTGAAGCATGGAAAGTAGAAGATGAAAAGTTTACTGCAGGAAATAATGCTGCAGGAACTCGTGCTCGTAAGGCGCTACAAGAGATTGCTAAGCTTGTAAAGACTCGTAGAGCAGAAATCACTGAAGAAAAGAATGCTCGTAAAGAAGCAAAGGGTTGACAAGTTGAGAGTAGATACTTTATAATACTCTCATAGGCAAATAGGTTTGAAATCTCTTGTAAGTCCTGCCCCTCCCTATCCACTGGATTGATAAAGATGGGAGGTTTATTATGGACGTATGGTGAAGTGGATATCACTAGGAGCTTCTACCTCCTCATCTCAGGTTCAAATCCTGATACGTCTGCTTGGAGATAAACTCCATATATAAAGGGATAGAGGGTAAGTCCCTGTTATATCCTTATGAGGTATATCACACTTACTCCATCAAATAAGTAGGAAGTGCAAACCCTCTCGCTGGTTACGACTGGATGAAGGAAAAGGTGATTCTGTCCGCACATAGAGATCCCTCCTACCACTATTCCAAGTAGCCCGCAAGGTGCGGGAGCAAACTGTTAATTTGTTATAGGTCAGTTCGATTCTGACACTTGGAGTTGATAGGGTTGGAAATGTCCGATTCTATCATATCTTCACTTCCCTCTAACGCAGTGAAAATTGCAGAAAGTGTCTTCTGCGGGTGACGGGCACTCGTTACTCATTTGCTGGAGTTAGCGTAGAGGTCGAACGCACCGCACTTGTAATGCGGTTCCGAAAGGACATCGCAGGTTCAAATCCTGTCTCCAGCTTAACTAAATATTATTACCTGTGGTCGGCAAACTTACAGGAGGAGGGTGAAAGTCCCTCCATTTTGTTATAAATAATAATGCCGATCACAGAGTAGAATTATGCCTAACTGGTCAGAAGAGGGATTTCGGCGTATAGTAAATGCTGGAAAACGAAGTGGACTAATCTCAAAAGAAAAATCTGAAAAACTTAAAGACGAATATTATAAAAGTCCTAAACTATGTTTAAATTGCAATAAAATAATACCTTATGGAAAGAAAAGAGATAACAAATATTGTAGTAGGTCTTGTTCTGCAATTGTTAATAATCTGAAAAGAAAACAAAGAAAATCTTGCTTAGTTTGTCAAAAAGAAATTAATAAGGGTTCTTCCAAGTATTGTTCTTTAACCTGTCAAAAAACTTATCATTTTAATCAAAGATTATCTGATTGGATAAGTGGTGATTACTCAACAAAATCTAGAAGTTTTTTCAGAAGATATTTAACTGAAACGCAGGGATATAAATGTTCTTGCTGTGGTATAAGCGAATGGAATAATCAATCTATTGTTTTAGAGATTGACCATATTGATGGAAACTCTGAAAATAATTGCCCAGAAAACATCAGATTTATTTGTCCTAATTGTCATTCACAAACGGATACTTATAAGGCAAGAAATGTTGGAAATGGTAGGCATTATAGAAGATCAAGATATGCAGAGGGAAAAAGTTATTGATAGGGCTTGACAACTGCCCAAAGCAGTGATATACTAAAAAGTCTTATAAATAAAAACACTTAGGTCGAAAACAATGTCTTATCCAATGCCCACCAAACAGTTTATTAGTCTCGATTGCCGCTATTGGCATATTGAGGGTACTCCCCTGTTTGCGGATATGGAAAGACATATGTAAGATGTAATCCATAAAAGCAAAAGACAGGGGAGAGAAACTAAAAGTTTCCTCCCCTTTTTTATTGTCTGTGACGGTTTCCTAAGTGTCCACCAATCTCCCCCCAGAGACCAAACGGTGGTATATTACTTGAGTCGGTGGGGGAACGAGACCCCAAACTGCCAAGTCCACTTTCGGAACTGGCACAAACCACTTTCCCCTCACTGGGTTCTGTGGTATTCTTAAAGGGTGGTTGAGAGACCACCAGCACCTTGACAACTGAATAATTACCATATTATTGAGTTCGTAATTCAATGGTAGAATAACACCCTTTTAAGGTGAAGGTTGTGGGTTCGAGTCCCACCGAACTCATTGACTGCCGCAGTTCGGTCATTAAACATAAACTATTCTGGGAGGAGTATTCATATAAATAGAATGAGTATAAGTCATTCTAAAATGTTATTTGAAAATTGCTCCAATAGTCAATCTCAAGGTAATATAGGTATGGGTCAAGCAATTGCTTACTATACTTCTCTTGGTTATACTGTTTGTCTTCCGATGAATGATTGTCAGGAATATGACCTTGTTGTTGAATACCCAGATGGTCTGAAGAAAGTTCAGGTCAAAACTACAAGATACAAAAACCGTCAAGGAAACTACACAGTCAATTTGAGAACTATGGGTGGTAGTCATAAATCTAACACTTATAAAGTTCCGAATAACTATGATATTCTCTGGGCAATAAATGAACTGGGACAAATCAAAGTTTGGACTAAAGAAGAACTTGACGGAAAACAAAGTGTATCTATGATATTCAAGGGAGGATGTCCGAGTGGTTAATGGAAACGGTCTGTAAAACCGTCGGCTCTGCCTTCGCAGGTTCAAATCCTGCTCCTCCCACCTTGGCCCTATAGTGAAGTGGTCATCACGCATCTCTGTCCAAGATGTATCACGAGTTCAAATCTCGTTAGGGTCGCCTGGTCTCGTCGTCTAATGGTTAGGACGTTGCTCTTTCACAGCAAAAACGAGGGTTCAAATCCCTTCGAGACTACCAATGGAATGTAACTCAGTGGTAGAGTGCTGTGCTGATAACGCAGAAGTCGTGAGTTCAAATCTCACCATTCCAATTCCTCTTTATGAGGAAACTTACATAAAATTCTATTTATAGTATAATGGTATTATAAATAACTATAACCCACTAAACTATAAATGGATAAATATAAACTGCTCGAAATGATTGAAAGTGGAATGTCTATGAACGACATTGCAAAAAAAGAAAAAAAGGGTCTTACTACTATTAGATATTGGTGTAATAAATTTGATATTAAATCAAAGCATACATCATTTAAAGATAGTAATCCCATACATCATAAATGTAATACTTGTGGAGAAACAGACCCACTTAATTTTAATGGGCATAAAAAAACACAATGTAAAAAGTGCCAAAATCCTAAAACATATCCAAAAGTAAAAGAATGGAGAAAAAATACAAAATTAAAATTGGTTGAAGGATTTGGTTCTATTTGTTCTTGTTGTGGATTAATGGACTCCCCCATAGTTTATGATTTTCATCATTTAGACCCAAGTAAAAAAGATTTTGCTTTATCAAGTAAAATTAAACCTTGGAATGTTATGGTAGAAGAAGCAAAAAAATGTGTTATGGTGTGCTCTCATTGCCACCGAAAAATACATTTAGATTTGGTTGAAATTATTAATCCTATTGAGTTTGATGAAACAAAAATTACTTCACATAAGTAAGTTTGGAAGTGTGGCAGAGAGGCTTATCGCAGAATCCTGCTAAGATTCCGTGTCGGTTATCAGGCACCGTTGGTTCGAATCCAACCACTTCCATCGGTAGCGTGGCAGAGTCTGGTTTATTGCACTTGTCTTGAAAACAAGAGAGGGTAAAACCTCCACTGGTTCGAATCCAGTCGCTACCTCCAGGTTGTATAGTTCAGTGGTAGAACACTTCTCTCATAAGGAAGCAGTCGGTGGTTCAAATCCACCTACAACCACTGTGTATGTAGCATAATTGGTTAATGCGCCAGATTGTGAATCTGGTTTATGCGGGTTCAAGTCCCGTCGTACACTTGTCTAAATAGTATTAGACAAAAATTGAATATGGAAACTTCTTACATCTACAAAATAACTTTTGAAGAAACTCCTCATTTTTATATTGGGGTGAGAAAACATCCAGACCCTAAAAGTGATAATGATTATTTGGGAACACCTTATACTCATAAAAATTATTGGGAAATATATACTCCCAAAAAACAAATACTTTGGGTTTATGATAATTGGGAGTTTGCTTGTAAAGTTGAAAAATCCATCATAACTGAAAATTGGCAAAATAAATATTGCCTCAATATGAATATTGGTGGAGTTGTTCCTACTGATTTGTGTCGTTTGGGTGCTATAAAAGCAAATCAAACGATAAAATCAAAAAGAGAATTGGAATCTGGATATGATTCTAAACTTATGGAACATATGAAGAAAATGAATGAATCCAAATTGATTAAAATGAGAGAAGATGAAAAATACTCTCAATATTGTAAGAGGGGATTGTGGAAAGGAACTCCTGAAGAAAAAAGACTAGAAATTGGAAAAAAGATTCAAAAATCTCTTGGACTTGAAATTATTTGCCTTAATGAGGTTACTGGCGAATCTTTAACTTTTCCTTCAATAAGGTCTGCAGCAAAACACTATGGATTTGGTATTAATACAGTATCAAAACTTGTTTCTGGAAAACTTCCCACATATAAAGGAATAAGTGTTATTACGCCCGATAAGCATTGTGGTGATGCATCAGTTTAGTAAACTGCAGAGAACAGTTCAATTCTGTTATTGGGCTCTCAACTATCTGGAATTTCCAGATAGTTCAAATTGTTCAGGTGGCAGAGTGGTCAAATGCGGAGGTCTGCAAAACCTTTTACCGTGGGTTCAAATCCCACCCTGAACTCCTAATCCAGAATCGACTAATTGGCAGGTCAGCACCCTTTGAAGGTGTACGTCTAGGTTCGAATCCTAGTTCTGGAACCATATCCATGTAGCCCAATTGGAAGAGGCAATAGACTAAGGATCTATTTGTTGGAGGTTCGAGTCCTCTCATGGATACCATGTTGGATTAGTGAACAACAAAATCATAAATGTTTGATTTGCGATATATCAGAATGGAATGGTAAGCCAATTACATTTCAATTTGACCATATTGATGGAAATCCAGATAATAACACAAAAGAAAATATAAGAATGTTGTGTCCAAACTGTCATATCCAAACGGATACATTTGGTGTAAAAAATAAAAAATCAAAACATAGTCAAAGAAACATCTATAGAAGAAAAAACTATAGAGATAATGCACTTAATGCGAATCCTCCTCAGGGTGTATAATTAAAATCTAAATAGCAAATGTATGGGTGTTTAGTATGGAATACATAGAACCTTATTCAACAATATTGGTTCTCAACAGTTCATATGAACCTCTTCACTTTACAAATTGGAAAAGAGCCGTAGTTCTTTGTTTCAAAGAAAAGGCAAAGGTTATTTCAAAAAGAATAATTAAATTAGTAAATTATGTAAAACTTCCTTTCATGAATGAGAAGGAAACTTATCCATCTCGCGCTCTAATATATAAAAGAGACGATCATGAATGCCAATATTGTGGGACAAAGAATGATCTCACAATAGATCATGTGATTCCCAGATCAAAAGGTGGAAAAGATACTTGGGACAACCTAGTAGCATGTTGTACAACGTGTAACGTTAAAAAGGGTAACAAGTTCCTAAAAGATACTAATATGAAACTAAAAAGAGAACCAAAAGCTCCTTTTAGCAGAGTAATGTTAGATCTTGAAAAAAGTAGAGTTCATGAATGGAAAGAATTTATATTTGGTGAAGGGGCTTGACAAGAGAACAAACATAGTTTACAATATTATTATTGGCAGTGAAGGTCCAAACTTCATGTAAGTCCTACCCCTCTTATGCCTCTCATAGAAGCACAAACCAAGAGGACTATGCGGAATTAATTCAGTGGTAGAATGTCAGCCTTCCAAGCTGAACGTCAGGGGTTCGAATCCCCTATTCCGCTCTCCTCTGCGTAGTCTATTGGTAAGGACACCTCGATAAGGGAGTTGGAAATTGGGTTCGATTCCCAACCAGAGGTACATAAAATACCATGAGAGTAATCTCTAAACTGTAGGTTGGTTCACCTACACTTATTGCCATCGACCGAGCAAGCGAACGGGACTGACTGTTAATCAGAGATTGCTAGGGGCAGTACCTAGGATGGGAGTTCTAACCTCTGAAATATTATAAATAATAATAAAGTTAGAGGTTAGAATGTCTGGTAAAGCAGTTGTCCAATTTCGTCAAAGAAGAAAAATATGGGCAGTTGATGCGTTTGGTGGTAAGTGTGGTATTTGTGGTTATGATAAATGTGCTGAAGCATTAGAGTTTCATCATATAGACCCTAATCAAAAAGACTTTACTCCATCAGCATCCACAGCAAGCAGACAAGTATTTGTTGAAGAACTTAGAAAGTGTGTTTGTTTATGTTCCAATTGTCACCGTGAAGTTCATTCTGGTATTGCTAAAATTCCAGACAATGTGCTAAAATTTGATGAGAGTTTTAAAGACAAACCTTTACCAGAAAAACCGAAGCACCCTTGTAAAGAGTGTGGAAAACTAACAACTATCACACAAACATTCTGTTCAGTAAAATGCTCTCATAAGAATAGAGAAGTTGCTGACTGGCCAAATAACCAAGAACTGCAAAAACTAGTTCTTGAAAATGGTTATTCTGCTACTGGTAGAATGTTTGGGGTTAGTGATAACGCTGTTAGAAAGAGGTTAAAACGAGGGAGCATAACTCAGTGGTAGAGTTTCTGACTTACATTCAGACAGTCGGGGGTTCGAATCCCTCTGCTCCCACTTATATAAATACTCCAAAAAGAGTATAATGGAAAAACTATACAAACTACTTTCTGATACTCAAGCAAGTCTTTTTGTTCTTTTTCAGAAGACTTGGGTATATCATTGGAATGTAGTGGGTGATGATTTCAAACAATTTCATGATTTGTTTGGAGAGCAATATGAAGCAATGTTTGGTGAGATAGATAGAATCACTGAACATATGAGATTTTTAAATGTAAAACCAGTTCCTACTCTTTCTAGAATTACTGAAGTTTCACATATTACAGAAGCAAATAGTGGACTAGATACTATGGGTATGGTTCGTGATTTGTTAGAGGGTCACCAAAAAATTGTTGAACTTCTAACTCAGATATCAGATGAAGCGGAATCAAATAAATCAAAAGGAACAATTAATCTTGTTGATGATTTGAATGAAGCGCATGGTAAATTTATTTGGATGTTAAGATCCTTTACTCAATGAAGAAAAAGACATTTAATAAACTGATTCAAAAACCTTTGAGGTTTCATCACCAAGATATTCACGAAGAACTTGATAGTATTAAATTAGAATTGTTAGAGATTAGGAGATTATTGGAAAATGTTAATAGTGAGATGCCGCGATTGCAACAAGGAAATAACGAGCACAAATAAAACTCAAGTTTGTGGTTGCCCAAATATGATGACTGTTAGAGGGGATAATATTTCGGCAATTGATCTGACTAGAGTTATTATGGTAAATTCTACTCAGAAAGAACAAAAAAACTTTCTAACATCACAAGATATTGCTTGGCAAGAAGAGAGGAGACAACGCAAAGTTCGTAAACTGGATTTTGAGATTCGTTAATAATTTGGTATTGTATTATACAGAGAAATTGTTAAGAAATACTATATCATCTATATACAATTATATTTTAAATTAAAAATGGTTCTCTTTTATCTTCTAATGCTGACAATTGTTGCATTGGTTCTGTATGCAGGTTATGATGAAACAATGAAGATCATTACTTACTTAGATCTTCAATATCAGCATTTTATGGTAAAAGTGCAAATGAAAATGATTGGTTGGAAACTTAAGCGACAACTGGTTAAGGAAACAACCGATTTTCAAAAATTCCTTAAGGAGTACAAAAATGACCAGTAGAGAATTATCTGACCTATCCGTTAATAGGAAAGAGTGTCCTAAGTGCGGAGCAATCTGGATTAATGGAGAGCACTACTGGTCAGGGACAGGAAAGAAAGGAAATGAATTAGACCTTGCGGGACTTGTCTGTAATAAGAATGGTGACAATACCTGCATAAACCCTTGCAAAGGCATAGAAGGTGGTGTAACGTGGGAGAAGAGATTAACTGAACTTGGTGAGGATTTCCCCGAATGATTCAAGAACAAGAAGAGTTTATTACTAGATCTGAAGTTCAATATTTAATTGATAAAGCAATTGACAAACACAATAAATCTGCTACAATAATATCAGCAGCAATCGGTTCGGTTCTGCTCTTCTTTTATGCACACGGTGTAATTACTATTATAGATAGAGTACAATGAGACATCTTGTTGTTGAACTACTGAATAATAATCTCTTCTTATTCATCTTATATTATCTCTTGACAATGGTTCCAATTTTGTGTATAATGATTATACACAAAAACAAATAAATTCCGGGTGTAGTAGAAAAGTATAACTCTGTGTTTGGGACGCAGCGAAGAGGGGGCAGTACCTTCCACCCGGACTCATAAAACTCAATTTATGAAAATGCAAGAAATTTCTGAACTTCAATCGTTTACAGTAGAAGAGTTTCAATCTGACTTTGATAATCTTATGACTAGAGTAGAACAAGGAGAATCATTTATTATCACTAGTGAGCATGGCAACGCAGTTATGGTGCCATATAAAGAAGTGGTACAGGTCTTTGAAGAATATGGTGTGAGTGAGGATATAATACGCATTCACACTAATCACGAAGAAGGGTCTTGACAAAGAGTTCCAAATCCTCTATAATGATTTGGTCTTATGGTCGTCAGAACAGGTGTTCAGAGGGGACTTATAATCCCTTTGCCCCAGATTAGGGCCTTTGGCAGGGTTCGATACCCTGGGCGACTATTTGCTCCTTTAGATATATGGTGAAAGCACTTATAATAGTCGTTTTCCCAAGGAGCACTAGGACAGAAACTCTTCTGTCCACCTTGACTTCTCCAAGTCAAACCCTTATAATACTAAGGTCAACATTCAAAACAATGACTCTTACAGCAAAATTCAAAAAAGACATTCAAACTCTTCGTGGCGCAGCAAATGGCGATTTCTACCTCGATGTAAAGAATCCTAAACTTTATAAAAAGGTTCGTCGTTATTATGAGAGTGAAGGTGTAGTATTCTCTGGCGATCCTCTAGACGATTATGAAATGCTTATGGAGTATATTTACCAAGACCTTGAATCTGTTGAAGTTGCATAATACAATTCATTAAATAGTCACGGATGGACTTAAACAGTACTGGTCGAGAGCAAACCCATTATGTCAAAATCTGATTATCTCAGGTATATTGGCAACATTCTTCTTTTATTAGGATATTTTTTCCTTTTATGGGGAGATCCTAAATCTGGTTTATTGGTCAAGTGTATAGGAAATGCATTTGTCATTCCTTTTGCACTTAAGTATAAGTTTTGGGATATATTAGTTCTATGTGGTTTTTATGCTGCAATAGAAGTTCCAAAACTTATACAACTTTTCTTAGTTTCTTAAAACTAAGTGGTGGAGCCAAATTGACCCAATTTTGTATTTGATAAAATTGTAAAGTTAATGAATCTAAATAGATTATACAGAAATGACTGTACTATCTTTAGA